GTTTCAGGACTAGGATGTTGGTTGGCTGCGCTTGTGCCTGCATTATCAGAGGCGTTATTGTTAATCACCACCTTGTTTTTAACAGAACCTCGTTGTGCCAAAAAGCACGCTGAAACATGATGTAAGTACAAATCGTGTCCACGATTGCACCCAGTCGCAACCTTACTTTGCCCGCGTAACGCCGGGTACACGGGGAGCGTTGTTGTAATGGTACCTGCTTTGCCAACTTCGGAAGCAACCGTGTTTATTGCACCGTTACTATCCAATTCGACCTGAAATCTCTTGAGGATAGGTCTGTAAGATACAATAGGTTCATTGAACATCTCAGACATGTCTGGGGTGATTCCTAATGAGGGAGACATGACTATGGATTCAACCTTATCGGGCATTCTTCTGAAGATGCCGGATTGTTCGATAATTTGATATCTGGTGTTGTAAATATTATTAAATGCTCCGACTTGATAATCGTCTCCCGCCCGAATGGAAACCACGATTTCAATGCCTTGTGATGCTAATGGAGCAACTAACTTTGACGCGGTATAGACGCTGAGAAAACCGTTGGATATTGGGTACTTGTTCAATGTGGCGTCTGTGAACGAAATGGGCAATCCATTATTATCGATGGGTAGGATATTGTTTTGATTGCACCAACCAACTACGAATTCTTTCTCTTGTTCAAGTCCTATGTCCATGATGTAAATTCGAGTAGTGTTTTGAGGATCGTCTAAGGCGGTTGCAGTTGCACCAGGATTGATGTAAGGATCGTAAAAGATCTTGAGTTTGCCAGAGTGCTGTGCGGAACACACAACGCGCAAAGTGACAATCAACGTACCTCGCCAATATCTAAATGGACCACTAAAATGATATAGAGGGTGGAACCGATTAAAATCTCCTGCGGTAGCAGTAGCTAATGATGAAACAACGGAAGGGGAAATTGGTAATTGAATCAATGCCGTATCACGAGATGTTGATGTGGTCCAAACTAGTTTACCTAAATAACCATCACGAGTAACCAACTCACTTAATAACATGGGATCGACACCTTCACCGTCGTTCGGAAAGGCGAGTGGACGCTGTGAATTAGGATATAACGACAGCGTTGTGACGTTATCATCGCCCTCAACCTCTGCAAAATCGTGTTGGACTGATAGGGTTTTAGTATAGGTAGCTATTGGTTCTGGTCGTGAAAACCCGAGATATTTTGCCATGTCACCAGCTTTATCGGACAACTTAGCTGCGACTTTCAAGACCTCGCCGCCCCCGCGGATAATGTCGGAAGCACGAGCGAAGAAACCGGATTGCTCAATAATCTCATCTTCAGCAATGGATCTAATCAACAAGGGAGGTGTCATCGCTGGAAGAGCTGCGACGAAAGTATAAGTTGGATCATTGCGTATGTTGCTATTTATGGTTGGACATTCAAGGACGATATCGGAAACCCAAGCGTAAGTCCTGATGGTGACATCAGATATAACAGTGGTATTGGACATGGAGAGATTAGAAATAGGAAAGTATTGTAATCGTCCCAAAGTGTTAAACGCTTGAGATAACATGTTGAACTTATGCGACTTCCACAACATAGGAACAACCATTTCGTAAACGCCGTTATACGATGGTTGTATTAAAACTTTAACGTGTTGCCAAAGTGCATCGATGGGTTTATCAGCCCCACCGATGATGCCATTATTGTCATAGTTGGAAGACATATTCGGCGTATAGTCAACAGCTAACATCCCGTAATGAAATGGAGTAGCATTAACTTCAAACCTAAGATGAAGATTACCGCGGAAATATGTATAGTTAGCAAGTTTACGTTCAACAGCAGCGTTTGACGCCCACAAAGCCCAAGGGTATATTTGACGCGATGCTGACGCAGGACCCCAATCCATAGTGTCAATGATAACTGGACGTTCGAAGAATTGACTAAGATTTTCTCCTTGAGTTTGATCGGAAGGTGCTAAAGGAGTAATCGTAGGAATAGAATTGTCAACAATCGAAGGGACTGCTGAACTAAATTCATTAGTACCGATCACGGAAGTGTGCGTGTCAGTATTAGTAGATGCTGGTGTCATACCAGCTTGTGTATTTTCTGTGTTCATAGAGTAATTTGATGAATAAGCTTCGCCACTCTTAGCTAACTTACTTTTGGAGATTTATTGAACATAATCAAAAGCAATTACAGTCAATCAATTTACATCTCTCGATATCGGTGGCGCATTTTTTGTTCCCCTTCACAAAAATGCTCTAATAAACCCCATAGATATTAAAAGATGCCCATACTTGTTTAGCTGGAAACAAAGGGCTTACCACGCACTCAGCTTAGTTTACCGTCATTTCGGACAGAGCCACATCATGCCATCGAAAAAGAACCTGGTCCTGAAGTCCAAGTGGTAAATTCTTTAGCGTCATATGAATCACAAAAATCTTGAGCACTACCACGCCCAACACCAACTTTCAAATCATAACGATGGCACAAAGGTTCAATCTCGTCGCAAAATTCATAGAACCTTTTGGGCCCATGCATAAAGAACTCACGATAAGCATTACCTACCACCTGTTCCAAAATTTCCTTTTCAGGAACCACTTTAGAATACTTGTTGTAACACAAACTTTTATAGATAGAATCTTCATCTAACGGTGCCATGCAATACTTCTTACCAAACCACTCGCAATCTAACCACTTGCGCTTAAGAAAGTTTGCCTCGGAAAAAGGTCGAGTTTGTGGGGGCTGACCTTTAACCAAACCATCAGTCACTTCTTGACCAGAATACAAATGAGCGTCAACCCACTCCTCCGGGGTGAAAGCTTTATTGGCGAACTTGGTCAATGATTTCAAAACGTCGTCTCCGTAAAAGAAGGCGCGAATTTGATTATCATACCACCACTCGTCAGGTATTGTACGCCAATCTTTGTGATCAATGCCAAGTTTCTTCATGACTAAATAATTCCACGCCATTCTCTGGTAGATATTGTTAATTAAGCTATTGCCCTCTGCAGTGAAGACAT